TCGATCATGTTGTCGTCATTCTGCATTTCGGTTCTTTTCCTCTATGAAGTCAATTAGCATATCAACGTATAGGTCGCGCTCATAAGGAACCAGACCCTCAATTTCACTGATTTGATATTTGTGGTGTTGAGCCAACACGAAATTCTTTTTATAGAATGCCGCCAGTGAATTGTGGCTCAACGCGATTGAAAAAAAGTCTCGGTTCCTTGAATGACAAAGGTTTTCTCTTTGCCGTCCGAAACGTATTTGTGTTCTAGTCTTAGTCTTGGCATTGTATCAAAGAAGTTGCCGATTTGCTCAATTGTACTGCCGGTTAATCCGTCAAAGAATTCCAGAATTTCCTCTTCACTATAATCTTTGAGCTTATGGATTTCATCTCCCATTACAATGGATTCCACACAAGACAACATGAATTCAAATTGCTTTGATTTGTCCTGATTAGACAATGATTTATAGAATTCCTCAATTGAAGGATATTTCATCACAATGGTATTGGTATCATTAATCTTGATGAACTTGCTATGACCTTCTGGAGTAAATACGGTGATTTCTTCCGCGTCCACTTCAATGTCAATTTTTTCTTCGGTATCTGGATCTGAAATTCTGAACTCCATGACGTTAGATACCGAGGTAGCACGAATTTGAATCAATAGGTAATCGCAATCAAAGGTGGACAATTCATCCACATTTACGCCTGTTACACAATTGTTAATGATTTGCTTGATTGCAGTAATAACTTGGTCAATGTCCTTCGATTCCTGAGCGATTAGGAGAATTTTTTCCTCCTTCACCGTAAACGGTCGAAAGGTGGTTTCTTTACCTGTTGACGGAATAGTCACTGGATATAGCGGTAGATCAATTTTTGGTAGACTCATAATTTCCTCATAGTGTTCTTAAAATGGTTCGGACGTCCGTAACTTGGTTGATCAAGTCTTGAATGTCCCGTGGTCTATGGAGCTGACGGATAGCTTGGCCATAGCTGTTGATTGCGGATAGATATGTTAGCAGACCATTGCCTCTGGAATTCTCTGTGGAGATAGCTCCTGGTTGCGCTCCTGTTACCTTCAATTCTGAGTAAGTGAACGTGACTGGCAAAGTCATGACTTCGGCAGAATTCTCCCACGCCACTTGATTGCCACCAACAAAAGTAGGCCACGCCTTGCCGAACTCATAAACGTATTCAAATTCTCCGGTGTTGTCGGAATAGACATGGACGGTAATTGTCGCAGCAAAGTCCCGTTTGTATCCGAATTCGAAAGGAACTCTGCCGTTTACCTCAGAAAGAATACCGGACCTAGTGTCATAATTTACCACGGCCTGAATCCACCGGTGGAAGAACTTCTTCACGGCAAATTCTGCATCTACCATAAAAACAGTTGACAAAGGATCAAACTGAAAGGAAGTAGGTCGCTTTTCAGCAAGACCGTGGCCTTGAGGTCGCACGTCCGAGGTTCCAACAGTCATAGGCGGTAGCTCAACAGACCGACACAAAAATGAAATCTCACGTCCCGACAGTTCCGAATTCAGTTCTGACAGGACGTTAGGCAGTGTGATGGTCACATAAAATAGGTTGTTGATTGCAATACCTCTGCCGTTAACAGCGGAGGAAAATTCGTTTATGTTAAATGCCATATTACTTTGTTCCTCTGATGATCTTACGGCTATCGGTCCAAACTTGCTTATTGCTTGCTTTTTCAAATCTTTCCATAGGCAGAAATACTGCTGGAGTCCAAGAGCTAGAAGGCACTTTGATAAAGCGGGACCGGAAGTGCTTGCCCAAATATCTCTTGATACAAGGTTGGAAGTATCTGTATTTTGATGCGTTTTTCATAATACTGTAATTGATTTTCATCTTGGTATTATGATCGAATTTCTTGTTGGTCAGTGTATCATATAGAGCGTCCAATAGACGCGCGCGGAGAACAGGCGGCAAATAGTGGAGATTCATTCCTAGAATGCCATCCTTGTATCTTTCCATAGGTATAATTAGCGGGAACCTGTCATAATATGGCAAAGTCTTTTTATGCTTCGGATCGTATTGCACAAAATACAAACGTCCCGGACCAACGTTAGTCCAGGAGTTTACCAGATTACTTTGTTCTTCCCGCATTAGTCTCTCGGGACTAATTGAATTTGTGGTCTTTCTCAAATTGGCTCTAAACCAATCAATTGATTCCCTAGACCGTGTTTCAATATGGCCTTTTCGAACGGCATTATTTAGCGCATTCTCTAATGTCTTAGCCATTACTTAACTCCTAGTTCGTGTTCTGTCATTATCATGAATTTCCAACCACGATCTGCACAATATTCCCGGGCCGCGGCCCATTTAGCTTTATTGACTTCCCAAGTCATTGCCTCTTGGATAAATCTCTTTCGCTTTTTGCCAGTTTTTGTTGTGCTGTTCATCGTGCTAGGCGCCTTGGTTTGTTTGCTAGGCTTCACTTCAATAACAACAGTTTCCTTTTTTCCATTAGTATTTATCTTTTCTACATAGAAGTCGGTGAAATATCTGTGGACACGATTATCGATAGGAGACACATACGGAATTACCAATTCCTCACTTCCCCACGTCAATACACCAGGTTGAAGATCCAAATATCTCATCAGCTTTAACTCCCACCCAGATCTATAGATAATATTGGTAGGATCTCCGATATACTTTTTAGGATTTTTAGGACGATATCGTCCCTGATAATATTTTGGCATTAGCACCTCGCTTATAAATACTTCAAACGTATTTAGAGGATTCCTATGGCACTAATTAACAATTTCGAGCCGGTTCAGTCCATTGTGAAAAAGAGAAAAGTTTCACGCCAGACTGCCAATCTCAGATATCCTTCCAATCTAGGTTCACATGCGGTCATTCTGAATTTCAAACAGTATGATTATGGAAACACGAATATTGGCAGGGCATCGATCAATAACACCAAATCAATCGTGTTGCCTCTTCCAGGCAATCTAACGGACACATTCTCCGTTAATGTGGGATCACAGGAACTTGGTCTATCGGGACAGCTGGTCGCCGAGACAATAACCAAGGGAGCGTTTCAAACAGGTAGAGACAGTGCCGAGGCTGCAGCCAACAGTATTAAAAATCTGTATGACGCTGCAAACGGCGGAGATGCCTCAGTATCGGACCGCTTCAAGGACGCCGCCTCCAGTTGGAAAATTGCAGGTGGGTTCTTTGCGCGCTCGGGTATCGACTCGCTATCTCCTGCGGTAGGTACGGGCGTGGACGTAGCAACAGGCAACACAGTCAATCCACACGTTACGCTGAACTTTGATGGAATGAATTTGAAAAACCATACCTTTAGCTGGACATTCGCTCCAGAAAGTCCGGAGGATTCAAATCAGCTGCGGCGAGTTGTGAACACAATCAAGCAAGCATCCCTACCGTCCTACAAGAACGTGTCCGGAACAAACACCAACACATTTGTTGACCGCGCGTTGCTCACATATCCGGACTTGGTGGACATCTTTTTCGTCGGCATTGACCAGAGATATTTTTACTATTTCAAGCCTTGCATGATTCAGAACTTTACCACGGACTTTGCACCAGAAGGACTTGCATTTGTCCAAGGCGGAAAACCGTCGGTTGTCAATATGTCAATTCAATTGTCTGAGGCTAGAATCCACACAAGAGAGGATTATGAAGACGAAATCATCGGTGGAGGAGGAAGATAATGCCTAGCTATTTTGATCGATTTCCCGTTGTGAATTACAATGGTCGAGACGTTTTGAACATCACGAAACGTGCCAAGATCCGTGATAATTTCAAAGAAAATCCTTTCATGTTCCTGCCGTACACGGTTGAGGATGATGATCGTCCCGAGGATGTCGCCTACTATTATTATGGTGACCCTGGATACGTGTGGCTTATCTATTATGCAAACGACATTGTTGATCCTTATACCGATTGGCCTATGCAATATGATCAACTGAATAGGTACCTCATTAAGAAGTACCAGGATCAAGCGCCATCAGGAACAGTTGGATATGGTGTAATCGAATGGATGCAGAACACAAATCGGACTGACAATATCAAGCACCACGTAACAACGGATGGTCGAATTCTTTCACCTGAAACTCCGACGCTTTTGCCGAGTGAATACCCGGCCGAGACTTATAGGACTGTTAGGTTCTATGAATGGGAAGATGAATTGAATGAGTCCAAAAGAAACATCTTTGTGGTCAATAGAGAATATTCTGACCAAATGGAAAAAGAATTGGAAAAACTCCTAAATGACTGATTTCGAAAAGGCAGGCAGATATAAACTGAAATCCTTTCTTATCAAAAGTCAGGACGAAGGTAAGAGTGCCGAAATAAAGAACATTATCCACACGTTTAAGGTAATTGAATCCATGGACAGAAATTCTGTTTATGGATCGGCTACTGTTTATGACAGCACTGGACTGCTTTACAAATTTCCTCTAATTGGTGAGGAAAAGATCACAATAATTACTTCCGACTTTTACGGAAATGAGCGGGAAGATCGAATGGTCTCCTATGCAATTACTGATGTCCGACCTCCTAGTGAAAACAATGACGATGTTTTGGAAATGGTAATTCATTTCGTATCGGAAGATGCCTTTAATTCTACCAAATATTTTGTCAAGAAATCCATGCGTGGTTTGGTATCTACAATGGCATCCCAGGTATTTGACGAATTCTATTCGGATAGCAAGAAGGAATTTCGAGTCGAAACAACCACGGGTCAACAAAAGATTTCAATTCCAAATCTAAGACCTGATGATGCCATTAACTTCCTGTCAAGACGCGCTTATTCGGACGTGGACGAATCCTCACTAATTAGGTTTTTCGAGAATAGGGATAGATTCAATTTCATTTCTCCGGGATTCAATTATCGTGAATATCCTAGGGATTCCTTGACATACAAATACACCTCATTTCCTGATAATACTCCCGAAGGCCAATTGTCTTTGATGACGCAGTTGATTTCAATCGATTACGGTAATGCGGCTGATACCGCGGGTGCATTGGTAAATGGCTATTACAATTCTGATGTTTTGGAACTGGACATTATTAACAAAAGAGTTAAACACAACCAATTTAAATACCTTGATGAATACGGCAATTACACTTCACCTGGCGGCGATGATGTAAAAACGAGAAACACTAAGGAATACATGGAAGAAATGTCAAAGGACAATTCGGTTCATGTTGCGATTAGAGATTATGGTGATTCCGATGTTTCGTCTTATCCTCAACAAAAGGACGAGACATTTGGTGCAAAGACAATTGTCCACAAGCGGGCATATAATTACCATTATCGTGCTAATATGATTCGCTGCTCCATCTACGGCAGAAACGATTTGGTTGCTGGCGATTACATCATATTGGACCTATATAAATTCATGAAATCGACAAACTCGGTTGAGAAAGATGAGGAATGGTCCGGCCATTATGTCATTAATTCAATTGAGAATGTTTATTATGAAAACACATATACGCAGAACCTAGAAATCACTAAAGCTGGTGTTTTGGGTAAATCAGCTGCGGCTAATACAGAACCATATGAATTGGATTCGAAAAATCCAATCGTGGGACTGTCTAACCTAAACTCTTGGAGCATTGACCTGTGAACAAATTAGGATTCAAAAATCTCACGGCATTCATTGCTATTGTAGAGGATGTGGATGCACAGTCTGGTCGTGTCCAAATACGTGCCTTTGGATTTCATCCGAGCTATGCCGAGGATCCTCAATTCGAGGGTCCATGGTCTACAATGGTTAATGGATCCTACGGACACATGAGCCTTATGCCTCAGCCATCGGAATGGGTGTTTGGATTCTTTTTGGATGGCGATGATGCGCAGCAGCCTATTCTCCTGGGATCCATCTCCGGCGCAAACTCCACGATGCCTGCAGGATCCGGGGATGAGGCAGAAAACGAATACGTGAAGCCATCCAAGGAAGCTTTGGCAAGATTTGGTCAAGGACCTATGCACCCTTCCATTTCAGGAGAAGACACGGAAATAACTCCGACATTTGCAGCGTCCGTTGATGCAAAGGAAAATATATCCACGGCAGACGGCACCACCTTCTCCG